GACCAAGAGGATAAGGTTGATTATCTATCGGGAGTGTTAGATAACATCAAGAATAGAAATTGGCAAATCAAAAACGCAATTGATTGGAGTAAATTTCAAGTTGGACTTGGGTAGTCGTGCAAATCCTAATGGAAAAAGAGAACGAAGTATATCTGCGGCTCTCTTGCGAACCTGGCGTCAGAATGGAATTGAATCAGTATTTTCGATTTCGTCCAAAAAATTATCAATTCATGCCAATGTTTCGCAGAAAGAAATGGGATGGGTATGTTTATCTTTTCAATAATGTTAATGGTAGAATATATTATGGATTGAAAAATGAAGTACAACGATTTGCATCTGACCGTGAATATGAATTAATTGATCAAACAAATGACCCAATTGAAAAAATATCAAACGATGATTATTTTGAATTTCTTACATCATTTCCATGTAAATATAAATTAAGAGACTATCAAAATTTTGCAGTTAGACACTCAATTGACAATAAACGATGTGTGCTTCTTTCACCAACAGCGTCTGGTAAATCTCTCATAATTTATTATTTGATAAGATATTATTTTCCCGAAAAATCATTAATCATTGTTCCTACCCTTTCATTAGTTAGTCAGATGTATTCTGATTTTGAATCTTATGCAGATAAGGGATTTGAAGTCGAAAAATTCGTCCATAAAATTTTTGGGGGTCAAGAAAAAATAACAGATAAACCAATCATAATTTCAACATGGCAGTCTTTGTATGAATTAAAAAAACCATTTTTTTCAGATTTTAAATTAGTGGTTGGAGATGAGGCTCACCTATATAAAGCACAATCTCTTACTAAAATTATGAAGAATTTAGAAAATACACCTTACAGAATTGGTACAACTGGTACTCTTGATGGAATAGAAGTGCATAAATTAATATTAGAGGGGTTATTTGGACCAACTAAGAAAGTAACGAGTACCAAAGAACTTATAAAGAAAAAAACATTATCAGAAATAATGATACGATGTCTTGTGCTAAAATATTCAAAAGAAGCAAGTGCAATAGTATCAAAAATGAATTATCAAGAAGAACTTGACTTTTTAGTGAGCTATCCAGAACGGAATAAGTATATTTGTAATCTAGTAAAAGGACTAACTGGGAATACTTTAATAT